TTTCAGGCGAACGAAGGAAGGGAGAGCGCCAGCGCGAGCGGGCTGCCGGTGGTGAGGTCGACGGTGTCGAGATCCAGCCGCCACGCGCCCGCCTCGGTCGCGGGGGTGAGCTGGACGCGCTGCAGGCGCAGCTCGGGCTCCCAGCGGGCGATGGCGGCCGCGGTCGCGGCGTAGACCCGGATGCGGCCAGCGGGGTTCATCGTGGCGTCGATCAGGTCGGGCAGCTCGGAGCCGTATTCGCGCTGGCAGACGCGGCTGCCCTTGCGGGTGAAGAGGATGTCCTCGACCGACTGGCGACGTCGCGCGGCGCCGCCGATCGACGCGCCGGTGTGGCGGTCCATGCCGATCATGCGACCGGCTTCCCGCTGATCGCGCCGCCTGCCTGCACCTTGTCGTGGACGTGGCCCTGCAGGGAAACGCTGCCCGCCTTAACGTCGCCGCTCGCCGCGACCTTGCCGCCTATCGTCGCGTCGTCGGTGGTCTCGAGCTTGCCGCCGATCGCCGCGTCGTCGGTGGTCTCGAGCTTTCCCTCGATCTTCACGTCGCCGCGCAGCGTGATACCGCGCTTCGCCTCGATCACGGCCGTGCCGCTGCCGGGCAGCACCGCGACCAGCTCGCCCTTAGCGGCGTCGTAGGAGACGTAGGCGCCGTCCGAGAAGACGATGCCGACCGCATGCGCATTGTCCCAGGGTGCGGGGTGCGCGTCGGAAAAGAGGCTGCCGGAGACGTAGCCGCGCTCAAGGTCGGCCTCGGGCGACATGATGGTGACCTGCTCGCCGACGCTCGGCGGGCACCAGGTGCGCGTCGTGCCGGCCGCGCGCTCGATCCACGGCAGGTCGCCCGAGAGGATGTCGCCGATCTGGACGCGGCAGTTGCCGGCGGCATGGTCGACGGACACGACGACGCCTTCGCGCGCGATGTCGCCCACCATCCGTTGAAAGTCGCCATCCTGCGCCATGATGCGCGACCATGCCGAGGGTGGCCCGGCTATGCGCGGGCGAGAGGATGGAGAATGCGGTTCTCCATCCTTCAGCGGCTACGACTTAACGGCGATGTCCGCTGTGGTGGAAAGCGGACGTTCGTGCGAGCCGCAACTCACGGCCATTTAGGCGCTGGGATCACGCGCCAGTCTGTAACTTGCGATTGGTCGCCGACCGAAATGGCAGCTTCCCAGCTCGTGCTGAGCACCGGTTCAGGCGGCAAGGAGAACCAGTCGCTCACTTCGTCCGATCGATCGTGCTGGAGCACGGCTTGCCCGGTGCCGCTATCCCAGTAGATGCCGCCGTTGCCGAGCTGACGATACTCGCAGCACTGGGGTGTTTCGGTCTCGTTCACCAGATCGAACAGCTGGTCGACCGTGTCGGCGACGAAGATGCCGACCAGATCTCGAGCGCGAGGCTCGGAGGGTCCAAATCGCACGATGTATGAAGCCATTGTTCTCTCCCGGCGAAGAACGTAGCTTCGAAGGCGCTCGCTCAAGCCGTAGCCTGAGTGAGCGCCTTTATGCAGGTCAGGCGGTCGTTGCCGTCGGTACGACGACGTCGAAGCTCGCCGCGGTGATCGCCGTGCCCGGCACCACCTGCGCGAACAGCACCGCCGCGCCCGCGCCGTTGCCGTCGGCGTCGTAGAACAGCTGCCCGGTCCCTGCGTCGTAGATCACGCGCTGATCGGCGGTGGTCGCCGCCGTGCCCGCCACGAACTCGGCCGCGTCGAGCGAGGTGCCGACGTTGAACGCGGTCGAGGTCAGCCCGATGCGGTCGGTGCCCGCCACGAAGTCGGCGAGGACCGCGACGTTGCCCGCCGCGACCGCGCCGATGACGAACGTGTCCGCGCCCGCGCCGCCGAGCAGCACGTCGCGCCCGCCGCCGCCCGAGATCGTGTCGGCGCCCGCGGTGCCGGCGATCGTCTGTGCCAGCTCGTTGCCGCCGAGGCGCAGCCCGGTGGTCGATGCCGCGTTCTGCGCCGCGAATACCTCGACCGAGACGCCCGCGCCCAGCGTGTAGCTGACGCTGGTAACGGCCGTGTCGGAGCCCTGGCCCGCCTGCTCGACGATGACGGTGCGCGCGTCACCAACCGCATAGGTGTCGTTGCCGAACAGCCCGATCAGCGTGTCGACGCCGCCCGAGCCGCCGTTCAGCACGTTGTCTCCGTAGTTGCCGACGATGATCTGCGACACGTAGTTGCCGATCAGGTTGATCGAGTTCGTCGTCATCTGGTCCGCGACCGACATTGCCTCGACCTGGTTCTCGCCCAGGCTGTAGCTGACGGTGGTGTAGAGGATATCGTTGCCCTCGTTGACGGCCTCGATCACGACGTCGCCTTGCGCGTAGACGAGGTAGGTGTCGTCGCCGCGGCCGCCCGCCAGGATCGAGTTGCCCTGGTTGGTCGAGATCAGCACGTCGTTGCCGCTGGTACCCTGCTGGAGGCCGGGCGTGTTCGGCGCGACCGGCGGCGGGGTGCCGTCGTTGTCGACGATAGTCGCAGTACCGACGCCGCGCGCGATCGTACCAGTCGACTGGCTGGCGAGCTGCAGGCGGAACGTCTCGTTACCCTCGGCCGTCGTGTCACCGATGACGGTGAACGGCACGGTGGCCGATGTCTGGCCGGGGGCGAACGTCAGCGTGCCCGAGCGCGACGCGGTGTAGTCGCTGCCGAACGTTGCCGTGGTCTGGGCCGATGAGCCTGCATCGACGATCGTGTAGCTGATCGCCGCCGCGCCGAGAGCGTTGCCGCCAGCCGCTGAGCGGGTGACAATGAATTGCCCCGACTGCGAGCCGGTGTCGCCCTCAGTGATGGTCACGTCGGCGACCGAGAATGCACCACCGACGTCGTTATCCACGATCGTACCGGTGCCGCCGCTGAAACTCGCCACCGTTGAGTTCGTCAGCACCAGCGACACCGTCTCGTTACCCTCGACGATCCCGTCATCGAGGATGTTGATCGTGTAGCTGGCCGTCGTCTGACCATTGCGCAGCTGGAAGGTCTGAGGCGTAGACGTATAGTCAGCACCGCTGGTGGCAGACCCTGCGCCGGGGAAGGTGTTAGCCTGGAACGTGAAATCAACGTCGCCGCGCGCACCTGCCGAACGGCTGATGTCGAACGTCATCGTCCCAGCAGCCTCGTTCACCACAGGGTTGCTGACGATCAACGATCCAGCGGTGTCGTCATTTACGATCGTGCCAATACCTTGCCCGTCAAGGATCGTACCGCCTGTCGCCGTGCCCAGATTGATCTGGAATGTCTCATTTCCCTCGATCGCGAAGTCGGGAGACACGTTTACCGTGACCGTTTGCGTGAAAACGCCAGCAGCGAAGTTGACTGTGCCGCCCGCTGGCAGGCCTCCGACGAAATCACTGCCATCGGTCGTTGCATTGGCGAATGAATAGGTGACGCTGCCAGCCGCATCGGCGTTATCGCGAGACACAACGAAAGAAAGTGCTGTCGAACCGCTGACAGCCGTTCCCTCATTGCCGGAGACGTCGCTTACACTGAAGCGGGTAACGATGTCATCATTTAGGATAGTGAACTTACCAAGAATAGGTTGATTGTCTGGAATACCGTACAACCTAACGAAAAGCGTCTCGTCGGGCTCAACAACGTTATCTCCGCTTATTGAAAACGTGAAGGTAGCTTCGAGTGCGTTAGCGGCAAAGACGGTATATCCAGTATCGTAAGAGCCATTTGACGCGACGTAATCAGTACGGTCCGCAGTCGCGCTAAACCCCGCCGACCCTGCATAGTAGCTATTATACTCTGAACCCAATACTTCCCAATAGAAGCCGTCGGGAGCCTCGCTGGTGTTCGAACGGGTTATTGTCACCGTAGCCGTCGTAAGACCGCTATTCCCCTCAAGTGCCGAGCCCGTACGAATCGTGATTGCCATTGAAAAAAATCCCCCTTTTAATAGAGGCCTGCCCCCTCGAGGAGTCATGATGCCTCTTAAGCAGCCACACGTTGGCGCTATGCTAGTGAGCGGCTCTGCCGCTACGGTTGATAATACCCGGCAACCGCTGGGGCGAGGATAAATCCTTACAAAATGGTTTCGAGCGAGGGTTCTAAAAAAACCCGTGCAGCTCAGCCTATAAGCGCGATTGCGGCTGCTTAGTGAATCCGCGCCGCGGCGACGAAGAGCTGGTCGATCTCCGCCTCGCCGAGAGGCGGCTGCAGCACGGCCGCGAGCTGGTTGAGCATGGGATCGCTGCGCAGGAACTCGGTGGCATAGCCCCACGAGATCACCGCGGCGGGCGGTGCCGCGCCGCTGGCGACGAACGTTTCGACCGAATCGAGCTTGCCGGCGCCGAGCAGCGCCAGGCGCAGCTGGCGCGGCGTAACGCTCACAGGCACCGCCGCCTTCTGACGAGCCGCGATCTCCTCGGCGCTGATCGCCTCAACGGTCCACGCCGCCCCGTCCCAGCCCGGCCGCTCGAGGTCGGGATCGAACACCGGCTCGGGGGGAGCCATCACCCAGCCGCACGCCTCGATCGCGTCGGGGTGACCGGCGAGCGGCATCATCAGGTGCCCGTCCGCGATCCGGTAGTCGGACTCGGGCAGTGGCTGGGGGAAGCACCCATTCTTGGTGAAGAGCATCGCGGCCTCCATCAGACGCGCGGCGGCGCCAGCTTGTAGGGGTGACTGGCGGGCAGATAGTCAGTCGACTTGGTCTTGTGAGCGTAATACCCCTCCCACCGATCAATATCGATGCCGCCCAACAAGACCGGAGCCATCGCCACGGCAGTGATCACTCCACCAAAATAGCGACCGTTCTGATCATACCCCAAGAACGTCGACGAATTACTCGTGTCTGTGCCGAATGAATATGGCGAACGGTCCATGTAGGGCGCTTTCCGCTGCGTGCCCCGAATGATAAGACTTGCAGAAACTCCAAGTTCTGCGGACATAGAACGGTGGCCGTTGCCTGTCCAAGTGTCGTTGCTAATAGACATGGTTTTATCAGCAAACATAATTGCCGGATAGTTAAAGGTGTTAATCCAAGGCCCAAACTGACCGCCGTAGACGGTGATTACGGGGCTACCGCCTTTCGTCGGAGACGCGGCGCACAGAAGCGTACCACCGGCATTGAAGTTGGGGGTTACGCCCGCCGTCCCGGGCAACTGCATGTTCTGGCTTCCCCCATCGAACTGCAGACATGGGTTGCCGTTGAACGACGACAGCTGCGGCCCCGAATTACTGTTCGCGAAGCTGCCAGCACCGATCTTGTTGGCCCAGCTGCTCACGTTCGCGCCGTTGAGGGTGATGCCCGAGTCCGCGTCCCACCAGCCGGTCAACTCGGGAATGTCGGCAGGCGTCCATAGCCGCCCACCCCCGCCACTTGCACCAACACGGGGCACCCGCGAGATCGAGGAGTGGCCGGGGATCACGCGAGCGGCTGCCGCGTGCCGACGATCGACGCCGAGATCGAGGTCGCCGCGCTCGCTGCGATGTAGACGCGCGTGCCGGGCGGGCACGGCAGCGCGATCTCGAGATCCTTCGTCTCCTTGGCCGCCAGCACCAGATCCTTGCAGCGCAGGTACTGGTCGGCTGCGGTCGCGCCGGTCGGTGCCAGCCACAGCGTCACCGCGACGTTGCCGGCGGTGTAGTTGGTGACGCGGATCGAGAGCGCCTGCTCTTCGCCGTTCGGAACGGTATGGACGGGCGCCGCGAAGGTGGTGAGCAGGACGGCCGCCACGGGCGGGATGCAGAGCGGAGCGGGCATCAGATACTCCCGAGAATGATGGCGCGCTCGGCGCGGCTGGGCATGGCCGCGACCGCGGCGTTGGCATTCGCGACGGCGGTGTTGGCGGCCGTGACCGCCGCAGCCGCGGCGTCCGTCTGGACCTTCACTGCAGCCGCGTTGGCCGTCAGCTGCGCCTGCACGGCGGTCGCGTTGGCGGTGAGTTGCCCCGCAACCTGGGTGGCGTTGTCACCGAAACGCGCCGCGATCGAGGCGTCGACGCCGGCCAGGCGCGCAGTGACCTGGTCGGCGAGATCGTCCATGAGCCCCGTCAGCGGCTCGCCCGACAACCAGTTGGCACGGATCGCCTCGAGCTGCCCGGCGATGCCCTGCGCGTCGACGAAGATCGGCGACAGCACGGCGTCGAGCCGCTCGAGCCCGATCGTCTTGAGCTGGGCGGTGACCGCGAGGAACTCAGGCTGCACCGACTCGACGCGGCGGAGCCAGGCGACGAGGAATTCCATCGCTTGGTCCATCCGCGCCGAGGTGGCGGCGGGGTTCGCAGTAAAGTCGACCTCAGCCGGCAGCGACGACATTGGTCACCAGCTCCGGCTCGGCCTGCATGCGCTCGAGCGTCGCGGCGTCGACGGTGATGTCGTCGCCGGGCTTGTAGAGGAAGTCCGGGAATGCCGGGTCGCGCCACGACCGCGCGAGCTGCACGGTCGAGGAGCTATTCTTCGGCGTCTTGGCACGTCCGGCCATCGTCGTTCTCCTTAGAGCGCCCAGTCCTTGAGCCAGGCGGCGTGGAAGAGGCTGAGCGCAGAGTCGGTGGTCGCCTGCTCGCGGATGCGGAACGACGTGACGGCTGCGCCCAGGTTGAAGAGCCAGGTGCGCTCGATCGTGCCGTCGGGCGCGATCGTGTCGACCACCGACGACGCCGGGGTGACGGTGCCATAGCCGGGGCCGGTGAGGAGCGAGACCTGGGCGGTGTGGCGCGCGGCGTTGAACGCCTCGAGCCGCGCCGAGACGCGGATCGCGGTCGAGCCGGCGCCCGGCAGGTTGCGGATCGAGGAGATCCACGTGCGGGTCGTGGCGGCCCGCGACACGGTCACCTGGCTGCCGGTGAGCGACACCGCCGGCATCACGTCGGGCGTGCCCGAGAACACCGCGCGGAAGCGGACGAGGTTCGGCATGTTGCCGCCGGCGCCCAGGATCAGCTGGTCGGCCTTGGCGAGCGGATACCAAACGCCGTTGACCTGGATCTCGTAGGTGAGCTGGCACGAGCCGGGCACGACGCTCGGCGCGATCACGTCGATGGTCGCGATGCCGCCATTCAGCGACAGCGCGCCCAGCTCGATCGCGGCGCGGGCGCTGGCGAACTCGCAGGCGTAGAGGTCGAACGCCAGATCCTTGGTCGCGTCGCCCTGCTGGTACGCGCCGTCGAGCACGTAGAAGAAGGTGCCGCCCGGGAAGACGTTGCCCTCGACGATGCCGAGGAAGTGGTCGCCCGCGGTGATGATGACGATCGCGTAGCGCTTGCCACCCACCAGGAAGGTCGGCTGCAGCGGCAGCTTGTTGTAGCCGAGCTGCAGCTGAGTCCGGTCGATCGTCGTCTTGGCGATGACCTTGTCGAGGAGCGGCAGTCCGCGATCGGTCTCGGCGATGGCGATCGTCACCGAGCCGTTGGCGCCGAGCTGCTTGAAGGTGAGCCCGACCGCCTCGAGCCACATGTCATTGGCCTGGAGGAAGGTCTGCGCGATCTGGGTGCCAGGCACGACCGTCGTCGTGGTGAGGACGTCCCAATAGGGCTCCTCGTAGCTGTCGGACCAGAATTGCGTGGTGCGGATGAAGGTGTGCGGCAGGATGCGGTCGCGGTCGCCCGGATCGACCGTCCACGTCTCGAGCCCAATGCGGAAGATCCCCGACAGCGGATCGTAGGTGCCCGACTGCCACCAGGCCGAGTTGGTGCACACGGTCTGGCTAGAGCCGTAGGTGACGCGCGTGCGGCTCATGGAGCGCTGCACCACCGTCTGGTTGCCGTAGGTGTAGCCCTGCGCGCGGACCTCGCCCGTCGCCGGGCCGACCGACTGGCGCAGCTTCGACGTATAGGCGGGCAGCAGCAGCCCGTTGGCGACCTTGGCGGCGGTGTCGAGCGGGTTGAGGAGCGCGAGCGCCGACACCGTCGAGGCGGCGTCGGGGAAGCGGATGCCCTCGCGCACCTTGGCGTTGAAGCCGACGAAGGTGCCGTCCGTGTAGCGGCCGTCGAGGAAGAAGTCGGCGCGGCTATCGACCGCGGCGGCCGGGATGCCGGTGCGCGCCTCGATGATGGCGAGGCGGCCGAGCGCGCGGCCGTAGACCTCCTTGTCGACCAGGCGCGACTGGCCGGCGGTGAGCGCCGCGATGTCGGAGCCGAGGCTGCCGATCTGCGGCTCGGCCTTGGCGCGGAAGTCCTCGAGCCCCTTCGCACGGGCGGCGACCGAGCCGATGCTGTCGAGCGCGTTGCCGAGCACGGGCGTGATCCCGCCGGCCGCGATGCCCGCCGGGGTGAGCAGGATGTTCGCCACCACCAGGGCGCCGGTCGGCACGATCGGGGCGACGGGGTCGGCGCTCTCGACGCCGTAGACGACGTTGACGTTGCACAGGCGGGCGCGGATCAGCGCGACCTGCCGCGGCTCGCTGGCACCCGTTTCCTCGTTGAGGAGAAACTCGCGCGTGGTCTGCCCGGTGTCGACCTCGTCGCCGAACACCGCGAGACTGACGATCTTGCGGGTGGCGACGGGCAGCCGCGTGGTGAAGTCGAACACCGACACCTGGTCGGCGCCGTAGACGAGGCCGCCCGAGTAGAGCCGGCCGGGCTGAACGGTGAGCGTGGTGGCGTTGGTCGCGGCCGCGGCGAAGCCCGCGTAGCGGCGCCCGGCGGTGACCGCATCGCCGACGACGTGGTCGAGCGCGACCTGGGCGTAGCCCTGGAGATCGTTGAAGTCGCCGGGGCCGGCGTCCATGTCCTCCTGGAAGATTACGCGCTTTTCCATCGTCAGAAGTTCCTCATGCGGTCGCCGAAGGCGGAGAAGGACGGGTCGCCGAAGCGGGCACCGGCGCGGAAGGTCGCGGGGCCGTGGCTGGCGGTGTCGAGCAGGATGGTGTCGCGCGCGGCCTTGGAGACGCGGACGGCCTCCACCGCGCGGGCGAGCGGCGCCTGGTCGGCGGTGCGCAGGAAGCCGCGTCCGTGCCAGCGGTCGAAGGTAAGGTGCGAGCGGACCATCGGCACCGCGACCTGCAGCTCGGCGGTGAACGGGCGGATGCCGAAGCGCATGTGGCCGTGCCAGCTGCGCGTGCGACGCCGCACGATGCCGACGCTCGGGTCGGCGATCGAGTAGCGGTCGTAGACGAGGAGCGGCGCGGCGGTCGACTGAAGGAAGCGCAGGCGCCGGCCGACGAAGCTGCGATGACGCGGGGCGACCCGGCGGGCGAACACGCGGGTCGGCGCGATCGACACGGCATCGGCGCCGCGGGTGAGCGCGAAGGCGGCGCGCGCGGGATCGGGGCGGAAGGCGACCACCGAGGCGGCGCCGCGGCTCGAGCGCAGGAAGCCGCTCGCCGCGCCGTGGCCGTACCAGATGCCGTTCGGGCGAACGGCGGGCAGGAAGGCGCGGATCTCGCCCGCCTCCTCGACGATGTCGATCGGCCGCTCGACGCCCGCCTGCCAGTAGGTCGCGCGCGTGCCGAGCAGCTCGGCGCCGCGGCTGGCGCGCAGCCAGGCGTGGCCGTGGTAGCTGCGCCGCGCCGCGCGCGACGAGAGGAACCACCGGCGCAGCGCCGTTGTGTGGTGCGCGAACGGGTAGAGCCGGATCTGCGGCAGCGCGGCGAGCTGCGCCTCGCGCGCCACGTCGGTGATGGCGCTGCGCCAGAAGGCGCGCGCGGGCGGGCGCACGGCACCGCGCACTTCGGCGTCGACCAGCGCGACGTGGGCGCGGATGCCGGCGAGCGTCGTCTTCAGGCGGTGGAGGCGGAAGGCATCGGCGCATACCTGGCGCTTCTTCAGCTCGGGCCAGCGATCGTCCCATAACTCGAGGCTAAGCGACCAGGCGAGCAGGCCCAGCTGGTCGGCCGGGCAGGTCCATGGATCGTTGGTCGTGGCGAGGATCTGGGCGGGCAGCGCCAGGCGTGCGGCGGTTGCGCGCTCGAGCGCGGCCTCGAGCGGCGTGGCGCGCGGGATCAGCGGCGTCACGCGATCACCTGCACGTCGACGACGAGGCCGGTCATGAACGCCGCCTCGGCCGCGCCGGGCACGACGTCGCCAATGTCGACCAGCGCGCGCTCGGCGCCGCCCACGGACGCAGCCGAGGCGATCATCTGGGCGTAGACCGGCTGGCCGATGCGGTGACGCCCGGCCGCGTAGGTGCGCACGCTCGCCTCGGCCGCAGCACGGACCAGCGCCGGATCGGGTCCGCCGCGGATCTGGACGGTGACGGTCGGCGCGTAGGGCAGGATCGTGGCGGAGCGGACGGTGACGATGTCGGTGAGCTGGATGGCGTCCTCGCCAGCGAAGCCGGCGCGGACGCGATCGACGACGTCGGTCGCGACGCTGCCGTCGCCGGCACGCGCGAGCAGGATGATGTCGAGCTGCCCGGCGTCGCGCTTCACCACGGCGACGTCCTTCAGCTCGGGCGCGATCGTCAGCGCCGCGGCGCGGTAGCCGCCTCCGGTGAGGCCGGGGCCGGCGAGCAGCTCGGGGGCGGCCTGCACGCGGGCGCGCAGATCGTCGTCGCCCTCGTAGATCGCGGGCGCTGGGCCATCCGCGGGCGCGATTAGGAGACGGTGGAGGCCGTAGAAGGCGGCGAGATGGTCGAGCGAGGCACCGCGCGCGAAAGCGAGCATGGTGCCGAGCCCGGCGTCGTTGATGGCGGCGCGGAGCAGCTGCTCGCGGTAGGCGCACGCCTCCATGATCTTGATCGCCGGGTCGGACGGCAGGAGCGCGGAGAACTCGGGATTGCGGGCGGCGAAATCGGCCTGGATGGCGGCGAAGCACGCTTCGAACGACAGGCGCGGCACGAGGTCCAGCGCAGGCAGCTGCGACAGGTCGATCGACGGGAAGCTGGCGGAGAGGCCGGACACGCTCCCGTGTCGTCGTGTGCGGGGGCGCTACGCCAGCGGGTGAGGATGGAGAATGCGGTTCTCCATCCACGAGCCTGGGATCAGCGAATGTCCACTAACGCCCAGAAGCGGACCTTCACATAAGAGTGACTATGTTGCCGAAGCGAGGTTGGAGGGCGTGATATGGCAGGCGAGCGAGATGATATGGGGCGGCTCATTGACCGCGCCGAGGCGCAGGAGGAAGCCTTGCGAGGGTTGTGGGACCTGCTCGACGAGATCGACCTTGCTGGTTTTCCGGCCGAGCTTCACCAAGAGCTTTTTGCTGTTCGCAACAAAATGGTCGCTGACTTCAAGTCCCGTTTCCCCGGTCAAGGCGAGGGGCGGGCCATCTGGTAACGTCCGCGTTCCACCAGGACCGGACATCCGTCCCGCTGCCTCACGCACGTCCGCTAACGCCCAGAAGCGGACATCCGGCATGCCGCCCTGCCAAACGTCCGCTAACGCCCAAAAACGGACATCCCGCCTCTTTCAAGATCAGACCTTGAGCGCTCTCCACTCGCGATCGTCCGCTATCGCCGATCCTGGACGGCTGAAGCTTGAGTGTTAGATCGCCGCTACCACTTGCTGAGTTAAACACCAGACCGTTAAGTCATGGATAGAATGGCATTCGCTGCGGGAACGGTTTGCCAATTCGCAAAGACTCGATGTTGCGTCGAACGTGCTTGCCGATTTTACCATGGGCAGGGACACGGATTGCGCCTCGTTTGAAGTGGATGATCTCTTCTCTTCGGAGAAGTTGAACCGTTCTGTTCACGTGAACTGCAGTGAGGCCAAGAATCTCGCCTATATGCGATTGCGTAAGCGGCATATGGAAGATCTCAGGGTCGAGATCACTAGCGAGCATGGAGCGTTCCAGCAACTCGACCGCAAGGTCGACGACGCGCTGCTTCGCTTCAAACAACCCCAGACGCACCGTTTGAGCCATCAAATACGACTCGCTTAGCTCGTAGCTTCGACGATACGCCTGTTCAAGGGATAACGACAGCGTAGCTTCGGGCGCGGCAACCACTCGTAAGTCGGTCAGAGCGTACAGAGGATAAGCCGCTGGATCTATCGGGCGGACGATCTCGCCGGGAAGTGCGAGATCGACTAGCTGACGCTGACCCGATGATAGAGTACGAGCTCTTGCGGCCCATCCAGACGCTATAAGCGTGGGCGCTGATTGAAGGTGCTCCGGCACTCCGCAATTAGCTCTAACGAGGATCGAGTGGTTACAAGCATGACGCAGGGCTACGACCGCCGCGTCGTCAAGCTCTGCCAGAGCGGACAGCCGGGTACCAATTGCACTATGGTGGCTCTCGACGGCGTTAGTCATCGGTGTGCTAGGATCTCGAGACAGCTAATTGTCTGGTCGGTAAGGGCGTGAACGTACACGGCCAAAGCGCCGCTCCACCGAGATGTTCGTAGGGTTTGCTACAGCAGTCTAGTCGGAGCCTACCCAGGCCGGCATGTCCTCGTCTGCGATGGTCCCCTGAGCCAATTTCTCGTAGGTTGCCGCCATTTGGCCGTGGATGGCTGCGACTACGGGATCTTGCGCGGTCTGGGCGCGATCCCGCTCCTTGGCAGCACGAGCTGTGTAGTAAGCGCTGTTGTTTAACTCGGTCATGACCAAGCTCCGTCTAAGCGATAGCGCTTCAAGCGCTCTCATCGGTGCCGTGCTTCAGGCTATTCACACCGGCACAGGATTGATGCTCAGGACTCTAACGTAGGTCAAGCAGCGTTGATGCCACTTAACAGGGGTTAGCGCGTTTCGCTGCATGCGCGAGGCAGTTCCATGCGCGCAAGATTGGCCGCTCTCCACCACTAGCGGGCATTCACCTGCGCGAGGAGCATGTCGAGCAACCGAACCTCCTCGGCCGCGGTGGGCCCGATCAGCACGCGCTTGGCGTAGCGCACCGGCTTCTGCCTCGACGATGGGCGGTCGACGCCGCCTTCCTGGTGCACACGCGCGATCCGTGCAGCGCGGCCGACGAAGCCGACCCATGCCTCGGCATCGCTCGCGCCGGCCTTGAGGTTGCGGGCAAGGCGCAGCTTCTTGAACATCGCGGTGCGACGGATGCTGCCGCGACGGCGTAGCCGGCTCTGCTCGGGCGGAACCGGCTTGATCCGACGCGCCGGATAAGCGCTGCCATCCGGTGCTTGCTGGCGACCGATCCGGGCGCGCTGGCTTGCCTGCAGTTCGCGCGCCATGGTGCGCAGGAGCTTGCGGCGCTCGGCCGGCGCGATCGAGCGGAGCAGCGCGCCCGCCATCTCGCCGAGCTGCGCGAGGTCGCTCATTCGGCGGTAGCGCGCGGGTCGGTCGATTGCAGCGCCAGCTGGTCGTTGAGGAACAGGTTCCACAGCGTCGCGCCGCAGACGCCGGGGAACTCGTCGAGCCCGACCGTCCGCTCTTCGATCCGGCTGGTCGACCAGCCGCCCTCGGGATCGACCGCGACGCGAACCAGCTCACTCAGCTCGAGGTCGATCTGGATGTCGCAGGTGCCGCTGTCGAGGATCTCGGTGGTGAAGGTGAACGGCTCGCCCTTGTCGAGGAGATCGGGCTGCTGCTCGGCCACCCAGGCGACGATGGGCACGAAAAGCCGATCAACGTCGCCCGCGAACTCCTGCACCACGATCGACAGCGTGTAGCGCTCCTCGTAACCGAGCGTCGTGCCGCGGCGCGCGGCGATGCGCCCCTTGTCGACGAACATCTGCAGCTTGGTCGCGTCATCGCCCAGCTGCGGCACCATGGAGAGGAGGAGGCGCTGGAGACCTTCGGGCTTGTTCACCGGTCGGCCTCGATCGGCAGGCCGACGCGACGCAGGCCGCGCTCGAGCAGCGCCCAGATCCCGACCGCGTCGAGCACGGGGTTCAACCAGTCGGTGAGGACGCAATAGCGGCGGTCGGACGGCGGGCGGTGGTGACCGGCGTGGTGCACCGGCGACTGAAGCAAGCCGATCTCCTGCAGCACGCGCACGAAGCGCGGCCCGGTCTTCGGCAGATGCGTGAGATAGTGGACGTGGGAGCTGACGGCGCCGCCCAGCGTCGCGGCCGCCCAGATGACCGAGGGGCCGGCGATACACAGCCAGAGTAGCGAGGCGAGCGCCGCGACCGCCCACGTGGTGCCGTTGCGCTCGACCAGGCTGCCCGAGGCGAACGCCATCGGCTCGGCATGGTGGCGCCGATTGGGCGCGACGACGTGGCGGCCGAGGAGCGGCACGCGTTCGGTCAGCACACGGTCCTCGATCCAGTGGACGAACCCGCCAACCAGGTCCGCGATAAGCCAGCCCACGATCAGCTGAGCGACCAGGAGGAGCACGACGTTCATCAGCCCGGTGCCTTGGTAGTGGCGGCGGGTGCGGGTGCCGGCGCGCGGCAGGTGTCCGGCTGCAGCCAGTTGACCAGGCGGCGCAGGCGGCCGGCGTTAACGCCCATCGCTTTGCCGATGCGGATGGCGGCCGCGCGCGTCGCAGTCGACAGCTGGCCGATCTCGGCGAGCGGGAAGCCTTCGGGCGCCTCGGGGCAGCGCAGCAGCTCGGCGGGCGGTGTGTCCTTCACCTTGACGATGACGGGCACCTCGCGCGCGGGGCCGGGCACTTCAACGGTCCGGGCTGCGCAGCCCGGCAAGGTCGTTGAAAGCAGTCCACCAATCACGATCCAGGCGGTTGCGGCGTTCAGCTTCGGCATCGGCGATCTCCATGCGTTCGGTGGCAGAGGTGAGCGCCTGCGCGGCGTCGCGCGCGGCGCGGGCGTCGACGGCCGCCTTGCCCTCGCGCTCGCGCATGGCAGCGGCGAGCACCTCGGCGCTGGCGCGTTCGGTGTCGGTGCGGAAGGCGACCAGGTCGGTGACCCGCTGGCGGCAGCGCAGGCCGCGCCCGCGCGCGATCGGCTTGCCCTCGACCAGCACGACCGAGGCGACGAAGGGCTCGCCGGCCGAGGCGCAGATCACGTCGGCCTGGGCGGCGAGCCGGTCCCGGTCGGCGCGGGTCTCGGCGAGCTGGACGTAGAGGAACGCGCCGATCGCGGCGATGACGACGAGGGTCAGCCACTCGCGGCCGCCCACGACCGCGCGCCAGAGCCTGAGGCCGAGCGCGATCATGCCAGTCCCCGCAGGCACTCGGCCGTCTCGCGCCCGCGGCGCAGGGTGAGGCCGCGCACGACGCGCCCGCCCGCCTTGTTCCACATGCCGAAGGCGCGGCAGCCGTCCGCCAATCGGCCGGCGCGGAACAGCCGGGCGGCCGTCGACCCGCAGAAGCCGCGCACGCCGATGTTGTAGGCGAGGAGCACCGCGGCGGTGACCTGGTGCTGGCGGCCGTAGAGCTGCGGCACGCACGCGACGACGCCCTCGGCATGGACGATCAGCTGGCGCTCGAGCCGCGCGGTGCACTCGGGCGGCGTCGCGACCTGCCCGGCCTTCACGTCGGCCGTGTCGCCGTCGCAGATCGTCACCACGCCGACGATGTCGCGGTAGGCTGTGAGATACTGCGGCCCCGCGACGTGGCGCAGCGTCGCCGCGCCATCGGCGGTCACGTGCGCCTCGACCTTGCGGCCGCTCTCCTCGAGCGGGGTCATGGTAAAGAGCGCGGCCACGGCGCCGATCGAGCCGACGATGCCGAGCAGCGTCTTGCCGAGGGGCTTCTTCGCTACGGGCGCGGGCGTGCGGGCAGGTTCGGTCACTTGCCGTCCTTTCGCTTGGCAGGGAGGATGCGGTCCCGGATCTCGCCGGGGAGCGAGCCGAAGACCTCGGCCGCGCCCGAGATGAAGCGGGGGGCGGCCTTGAAGGCGATCATGCCGATCGAGAAGGACACGCCCTGCAGCACGAAGGGGTCGAGCGTGACGACGGCACCGACGACGCGGGTGGTGAAGTAGCTGACCACCACGCCGACCGCGAACTGGGTGAACCGGTCGGCCCAGGTGAGGCCCTTCTCGTAGGAAACGGCGACCAGCGCGCCGAGCGCGGCCGGCGACAGGCCGATCGCGAACGTCGTGATCGCCTCCCAGATCTGCGCGAGATGCTTTTCCATCGTCAGTCCCAGAGCTGAGTGAGGGGGCGCGTCGCGGTCGCGGGCGCGCGAAGGGGA